CTGGCTTACCAAATGCTTTTCTAGTTTCAAATGTTGGACAAACAAAATCTGCAATAACTATTTGATCTTGACTAGATAGTAATCTTGATAAAGCACCCATTCTTCTTGATTGCTCTACCCTATCTTTCTTACTAAAACCTAAATCAGAATTTAAATCTTTTCTTACCTCATCAGCATTTAGATGAATAGCATTAATTCTTTCTGATAATTCTTTTGAAAATGATGTTTTACCACTACCTGGTAAACCTATAACCTGGATTATCATACTTTTCCTATCTTTAGATGATAGCGGGGGACTATACCGTCAACCCCGCTACCAATGATTCCCCTACTAAAAGGAATACTACTATTTTACTACAATTTCTTTTGGTTGTAAATGCTTTGGTAGATATTTTTTTAGACGTACTTTGAGTAGTCCATTTTCTACCTCGGCTGATTCAACTTCAACGTGTTCTCCTAGAGCAAATGTAGAAGAGAATGATCGTGTAGCAATTCCTTTATGTAGGAATTCTGTAGTATCTTCTCTTTCCCCAATTGTTCCAGAAACACGGAGTTTGCCCATATCCATCATGACCTTGACATCTTTTTTATCAAAACCAGCAACAGCGAATTCTAATTCAAATTCATTGTCATCAATTTTTTTGATGTTGTAAGGTGGATAATTTGAGATATGTTTGTTGAGGTCATTTTTTAATCCCATCAACTGATTAAATGCATCATCAAAACCTAAGAAAAAAGGTTCTAGTTGCATTTGTCGCATTAGTGAACTTACCATATTTTTGCCTCCTTTGCAGCGAGTTATTTGCTACCCCCCATTCGGCAGGGCAACTATAATATTATACCAGTCTATCTGGGATTTGTCTATCCTCTACTGAAAGAAGTTGACCTTGGTGGTGTGCTTGTATGTCTTTTCTAACCCAAGTCATTCCATAAGGATCTGTCATATTATTGACTCCCTCTCTTCTCAATAGCCTTTCAGCCATTGATTGAAATGTTGGATCATCACTTAAGTTTAGATAAGAATTGTGATACCAAGGTAAGTCATAGAACGCTGGGGAGTTTACTAAAAGCATTCCTGCTGTTGTCCAGTGTTCTTGTATTGGTGGGTCTTGACTAATTTGTTTTCCATTTAAACCATATTCTGGAACATTTACACCAACCAATGGTCTATCTACTTCTAATAACTTTTCAACTATTTGAGCATTTAAAGATATATCTGAATCTACATATAAGATTGCTTGATAATTTAATACCCCTAAATTTTGTTCAGTGCAATCTTCTCCCCAATGGTGTCCGCTAGTTATCCTATATCTTTGTGCAAACTCTCTAATTAGATTACGACCAGTTTCTATTCTTATCCATCTATTTTGAGAAGTTACTTTTGGCTGCATATCATTTATTGTATAAGTCCAGTAGTCTCCGTTAACTTCTTTTAATGCACTAATGACATCAGCAAATGGCTCTAGCCCTCTATCGTCTAATTCAAAAGAAGCAAAGAATTTAACATTTGGAAACATATTTATAATATTTATTTTATCTTGAAGCCAAGACATATGCTCTTTTCTATCACATTTCCAAGCAACCAATGGTGTTCCTATTACAAAATGTTTATTATAATCAATTGGCTTTAACATTTTTTCTACCCTTTATTTTTTCAATGTAATCTGAACATATTCCAGCATATCCGTAGCCCTTAAGAAACTTTGTACCATGTCCTAATTCTGGCATAACTAATATACAAGAGTCTGATGCTTTTAATTTACCAGGGTATGCCCAAACATATCCATTACTTGTTATAGTATAGTCATCTATATTGTGAAAGAAACAATGAAGAAGATTATCCATGCACACAGATAATGCATCTGTATTCTTGCAATGTATCCAAAGTTTATGCTGTCTATCTTCTAACCATGCTAAATCTATTTTATACTGAGGCTTATCGTGTCCCAAATAATAAACACCATTGGAAACTCTAAGGTCTACCTCTACATCGAATCCATGATACAGTGCATAATCTATATACTCTGGATTGTTTTCTTGTTCTGGTACTGGTCCATTTAGATTACCACGATGTGCTATATAAATCATTTTTCAACTTGAACCCAAATCCATTGACGATGATTATCGCCAGGCCCTGTTGGTCTAAGATCTGATTTATAATTTTTAAAACCAATCTTATTTAACAAATCATCCTTTAATTCTTCTTCGTCTGTAATGCTAACATCAGCATGTCCATTTGTACTTGCTGCCTCATAAACATTGTCATAATATTTTGCTGTAGGAATGTTTTCTTTTCCACCGTAGCCCATTTGAAAGCAAAGTCTTCCACCTGGCTTTAGTACACGATATGCTTCTTTTAGTATATTAAATCTAATTTCATGTACACAGATATGTTGAAAGCAAATGACTGCAAACATAACATCATAAAAATTGTCTTCTATCATAGATAGATTGTCTCCAGATGTGTGGTATAGATTAGGTATAGATATATTATTATGTTCTAAGTTTACTTTTGCCTTATCAAGATTAATGCTAGATATGTCTACCCCATCAATTCTTTCAAATCTGTTATTAAACTTTACTATGTTCCTGCCTGGACCACAACCGTAATCTAAGGCTACCATGCCTGTTGTATCAAAGTCTTTAAATAAGTATGTGTCGTAATCTTCCCAATTATTGTGACCATCATATGATCCAACTACTGGATCTCTAAACTGTAAACTCCAAATTGCAGCATACTGATCATAATATTTATTTTGCATATTTAGGTAATCTTGTTTGTTTCTATTCATTAGTTATTCTCCAAGTAGTAGTTTAAATCTTCTGGGGTTCCTATACCCCACATCTTTTCTATCTCTTTTACTCTTATCTTTTTATTATCTTGTATTGCTTGATTGAATACTGGACAAACATAAAACTCATTGTTTGTTCTAATATCCGAATCTATCATTTCTTCAGCATATTTAACATAATCTGATCCATGCTTCCAATAATAAATACCCACTGTTGCATTATCTGAGATAGGATTCTTTTCTGCTACCTCTGATACAAAACCATCTTCTCCAATCTTAGCATAAGACCATTTAGGATGTGTTGCTTTAAAGGTTAAGATACCACCGTCAATTTCATCTGCACCAAATGCATAAAGACACTCATTACTGTTCCATTCAACTATTTGATCTGAGTTAGCAATTAGTAATGGCTCTTCATTATTTATATATTCTTTTGCTAATAAAGTTGTTACTGCAGCACCCTCAGTTATTCCATTGATTGTAACAATGTCACACCCAGGCTTTATTAAGCCTAGTACTTGTTTTAAATTATATTTTTCATAATGATCTTCTTGTACTATAAATATATAATGAGCATCTATATTTAGATTATCTACAACCACTTGAATCATAGGCTTACCTTTTACTTCAATCAATGGTTTAGGAAAAGTATATCCTGCCTGTGCAAATCTCGATCCAGCACCAGCCATTGGTATAAGTACATTCATCTTTTCATTCTTCCAAGGCACTTGGCTTCTTCCTTTCATTTCGAATCTATCTATCATATCAAAAAACTTGTCCTTATCTAAGTCGTCTGCGTCTTTAATGCCATATAGATGCCCTCCAGAGGCTATAGCACCCTGTCTACCAATATGGGAATCTTCTACAATAATTGTATTTTGAGGTAAAGCATTTAATGCTGTCATACATTTCCAATACATTTCAGGGTATGGCTTATGATGTTTAACATCTTCATTACTTACAATGTATTGTATATATCCTAGTATACCTATTGCATCTAATGCTGTTATAACAGTTTCTCTAATTGCATTACTTGCTACCGCAATTTTCCAACCATCCTGTTTTAATCTTTTAACTATTGACAAGGCTGTTTTATTTACTGGTAATTTTTCTAAGATATCTATTGTTTGTTTTTGTTTTTCTTGCCAAACCTGATCGTGGTACTCCACTGGCAAACCTTTTAATTCTGTTAACATTTTTAACTTCATTGTAGTTCCAAGTCCATCATACTTTGATAGATGTTCTTCTCTAGTTATAACAAACTTAGGATTAATCTTTACTAATGCACTATTTAAAGCATCATAATGTATATCTCTTGAATCTATCAATACCCCGTCAAGATCAAAAATAACTAATTTATTGTTCATTTGGATTTGGACCTGCATGTCTATGCCATTTGTTATGTCTAACAATTGCCTTTCCATTACATTTCATTACATATTTATTTCTAACTCTCATTGACCACTCTACATCCTCTTCTTCATTCCAACCACGGGATTCATCCAATGGTTCTTCTAGCATAACATGTTTCTTAACTATAAAAAATCCACCAGATATATACATATACTGAGTTTGTGACCAATCATCATAATTTAAAGACCATGCTCTACCGTGACCTGGCTTATCCCATAAAGACCAATCCATTGGATTTCTAGCACCTGTAATTAAATATTGAGCACAAGAACAAATACTCCAATCTGTTCCAAATTCTTTAAAACTTCTGTACCAATTAAGATCAAACACATGATAGTCATGCATAACAACTACGTTGTCATACTTAGATTCTTTTGCTAATATATTTTTTTTTCTCGTGATCCACATAGGCTTTTCATTTTCATCAAAGTCTACCTTACGAATATCTGGACCTGATATGCCTTCACTATCTCCACCACCAACAAATAGTATTTCATACTCTGGAATGTTTAAATCACGAATGCTTTTATCTTGATATGTTGTTATTATTCCAAAAGTCCATGGAATATCTTGCATAACTATGCCTTGTTATTTCTTTTTGCCAACAATGCCGCAAAGTCTTTAACTTTTGTATCTCCCATATATCCCCATGCATAACCTTCATCAATCATCATTTGATTAAGAGATTTGTTATACCCTTTAATATGTAGATCACCTAAAATACGACCATACTTTTCTGTAGAATCTGGTTTCTGTGTTTTGATAACAATATTTTCAGCACCCTCTAATTTCTTTTTAAGCCACTCTTTTGACTCTAATCCTAATTTTTTTTCATTAAGGTCTGTTGTGCGAGATTCTGGGGTGTCGATACCTGCAAGACGGACACGTTGGAAGTAAGAAACATTAAAGCCCAAGTCAATATCAACATCAATGGTATCTCCATCTACTACCTTGTAAACCTTTTTTACATTGTATTCGTACATACAATTATTATACCTTATTCTTTGATTGAAATTTAAAATCAGATTTTATATAATCTTGAATTTTTCTAGCATATTCTTTACCCCGTAAATCATCCATAAAAGGCACTATGGCCTCTGCCATTTCAAATGGTTTTATGTGATACTTTACATCTTGTAGGTGTTCTATAAACTCTGCAAGATCATTTACACGATAGTCTTTATGCTTACGAATCTGCACTAGCCCTGACTCGCTTTAATTGACCTGTTCTAAGACCATGTTGATATGCAAGATTAGCCGCTTTTCTACGAGCCTTTCTTGCAGCACGTTTTTTAATAGGATCCCATGCAGCCGCTTTATCTGGTCTTTTAATTAGATTATATCCACCACGACTTTTACCTGTAGCACCAACATTAGGTTCTTTAGGATTTTGTTTAATTGCTTTACCATTTGACCTATTAGTATTTCTATCAGATGTTTTCTTTTGTGCCATTATTCTCCCTTATCTAAAGTATGAGTATACCACCAATATTTACATTTATCTGGACAGCATACATAATCCATATATTCTTTTGTTTCATCTTCAAACTTTATATAATATAAAGGATCTTTTAAATATAAATTTGCCCTATGAGTTATAGTCAATGCTGTATTATCTATCCATTCTGGTGTTTTAATGCTAGGTTTAATTTTATGTTTATTTATTAATTCTTTAGATGATTCTAATACCGTATCTTTATAACCTCGTCTAGACCACTCTGTACAAATTGCAGTTTGATATACATATAATTGAAATTCATAACCTTCCCACATTCTAGTGGCTGGATGATTACGCCATCCTTTTGTTTCACCAAGCAATGCTTTTAATATTTGATAAGTTTCTACCCTTTGTTTTCCTAATCTTTTTACATCTAAACACTTTGCAGTTTGATCATAGGCAGATCCATATGGCATAAAAGTTTGCATTATACTTCCAAATCAAGTGGTGTAGGTGCAGTAACAAGAGTGCCACATTCAGCACACTCTGAGTCAAGCAAATATTGTTCTATATTGTATTCTTCATCAAATGTAACTAAAACTTTAAATATATTAGTACCACAAATTGGACATACGCTTGTTGG